AAGGATGCACATGGAAACGAACGACTTGAAGTCGATACTGCAAGCTGAGATTGATGACGCTATTGGCTTTATTGAGAGTGAAACAGTAGAGCAGCGCAAACAGGCTTTAGAAGCGTATCTCCGCCAACCTTATGGGAATGAGGTAGAAGGTAAGTCTTCAATCGTTACAGGTGAAGTTGCAGAAGCCATTGATGGTGCTTTGCCTTCTCTAGTCCGCATCTTTACAGGCTCAGATGATATTGTAGTTTTTGAGCCTCAAGGCCCGAAAGATGAAGCATCCGCAAAACAAGCGACACAGTATTGCAACTGGGTTTTTAGCCGTGATAACGAAGGCGTGGCTATTCTCCATGATTGGTTCAAGGATGCTCTACTTCAAAAGAACGGCATCATAAAAGCCTATTGGGAAGACAAAGAAGACATTACCAAAGAGCGTTATTTTGACTTGTCTAATGACGAGTTAGCAATGCTGATGAGTGATGAGACAATGGAGATTGTTGAACAAGATACGAAAGAGTTTCCGATATTTGACCCAATGGGACAGCCAGTTATAGACCCTATGGGTATGCCTGTGATGGGTGCTACTCATAACGTAGTTGTCCAACAAAAGAAAAAGTCAGGCAAGGTAACGATTGAGAATGTACCGCCAGAGGAGTTCTTGATTAGCAAGAAGGCTCGTACCATTGCTGATAGCCCATTTGTGGCTCATAGGCAGATGTTGACTCGTAGCACATTGATTGCTATGGGTTTTAACAAAGACCAAGTAGAGAGTTTACAGATGGGTGATGCTTTGGCTTATACGCCAGAGCGTGTGGCACGTTACTCTGCTGGTGAGCAACCCTACCAAGTTCAGACTGATGACCCTTCAATGCAAGAGATTGAAGTCTTTGAGTGTTATGTCAAAACTGATATAGATGGCAAAGGCATTGCTTCTCTGACTCAAGTTTTCTATGCGGGAAATGAGATTCTTCAAGATGAGAAGGGTAAAGAGATTATTGAGGAAACAGACTATGTTCCTTTCCACTCAATCTGTCCTATTCCAATACCACATAAATTTTTTGGTAACTCGTTAGCTGACAGAACAGTTGATATTCAGTTAATCAAGACGACTATCACTCGTCAGATGTTGGATAACCTTTATCTCACCAACAACGCCAGAGTAGTTGCCGTTGAAGGACAGGCAAATTTAGACGATTTGCTTACTTCTACAGCAGGTGGTGTTATTCGTGTTAAGTCTCCTAATGCTGTTCAACAGTTAGTTGTTCAGAACGTGGCAAATCAGGCTTTTCCAATGCTTCAGTATTTGGACACAGTTCAGTCTAAGCGTACTGGTGTATCTGATGCCTCACAGGGTTTAGACCCATCTATCTTGCAGAATGTTACGGCAGCAGCAGTAGCTTCTATGCAACAAGCTGGCGCAGGTAAGATTGAACTTATTGCTCGAATCTTTGCTGAGACAGGTGTTAAGTCTTTGTTTAAAGGTATCTTGCACTTGCTTTGTAAGTACCAAGACAAGGCTCGCATAGTGCGTATGCGTGGTGAGTTCGTAGAGTTTGACCCTAGAACATGGGCTAATCAATATGATGTGTCTATTAACGTGGGATTAGGCGCAGGGAATCGTCAGGAACAGATGGCTATGTTGTCGATGGTTCTTGCTAAACAAGAGCAGTTGATTGCTCAGTATGGCCCTGCCAATCCTTACGTTTCTCCTGCTCAGTATCGTGGCACATTGGGACGCATGGTAGAAATTGCAGGGTTTAAGGATTCTGCTGAGTTCTACAAAGCGATTACGCCAGAGCAAGACCAAGCATTGAGCAATCCTCCTCCACAACAACAGCAGATGCCTCCAGAGGTTCAAGCATTGATGGCTAGAACACAGGCTGAGATACAAGCCGCACAAGCCAAAGCACAAGCTGATATGCAGATGCAACAACAGCAAATGCAAATTGATATGCAGATGGCGCAACAGAAGGCGGCTCTTGAGATGCAATTGCTGCGTGAGAAGGAAGGTGCTAAGTTGCAATTAGAGCGTGAGAAACAACAGGCTTACTTCTCATTGAAACAACAAGAATTTGAAGCAGAAGCCCAATTAAAAGCAATGAAGATTGGTGCTGGCATTACATCTAACGTAGAGATTAGGGGTTAATCATGGCTATTTCTGATGCAATGCGCTATCGGATGAACACAGGCGGTTCTGCTGAAGACCTTTATGCAACCATCCGTGATTTCTTGGCTACAAGCCCAGACGCTGCTACGACTCAAGCAGCTATGGCTCAGTATGGAATCTCTGGTGAAGACGTAGCTAATGCAACAGGTGGTAAGTCAGGCGGTTTGCTTGGTGGCAACATCTTGGCAGGTGCTAGTTGGAATAGTCTGAACACAACTTTAGGTGACCAATTAACAGAAGCAACTGGTCAGGCTACTACAAATGTAGCCGTAGGTGGTGCTACTACTGCTGACACTCTTAACCAGTTAAACACATATCTAGCAGGTGGTGGTCAGTTTGACCCTAACGCTACTGTGTTCTTGCAAACAGGCGGTGTTGATTTTATACAAGGTGTTGACAAGGGGACTATCAAAGACAACATCAATCAGATTGTTAAGACTTTGGCTGACCAAGGTGTTAATGTTGTCCTTACTGGTTCTCCTTATGCTGCGTCTATCAATGATGTGGTTACAAACAACTTTGACCCTAAAGTTGACCCATTGTTTACCGAGATTGCTAAAGAAAACAAGAATGTTGCTTTGGTAGGTACTCAAGGTGAGATTCTGCAAAACAAGAAGTTGTTAGTGGATGCTTTACACACTAATGCTGAAGGCACATCACTCTATAACCAATCGGTTATTGATTCTTTGTCTCAGTTTAAGAATGAGGTTCCATCAAGCACTCCTCAAGATATTGCCAAAGTACAAACATCAAATGTAGTTGCTACATCTACTCCAATAATTACTCAAGCTGCTGCTAATCCTGTAGTTGCTCAGTCATTGGCTACACAAATACAAACACCAGAAGTTGATTATTACGCACAACAATTTGCACCAGATATAAATCAAGCAAGTGTGCCAACAAATACTGTTACAGACTATCAAGGCAAAACTTACGATAAAACAACATTGCTTAACTTGGCAAAAGAACTTGCCCCTAGCATTGATGCAAACCGATTAAAAGGCGGTGTTTATAGCACTACTGGTCAAAGCATTGGATTTAATTACGATGAGGCTACAAACGCATTAGGTTATGCGCCTAGTGCTGCTGAACAAGTGGTTTTGGACATGGCTCGTCATTTGATGGATGAGGGTATTACAAGTGCTGACCAGATTCAAGCCACAGATACTAATAGACGTTTTGGCTCTACCTATACTGGTGAAGGTGGAACAGTCTATGAAATCAAGCGTGATGAAAATGGTAACTTAGTTACTTCTACATGGGGTAAGACTACTAGCGATAAAGGAAACATTATTGCTGCGGCTACCATTGCTGCTGCATTTATGGGTGTTCCTACTGACATTGGTACGGCTGTTCTTGGTCAAGGGGCATCTACTGCTGCTATCAATACTGTTGGCGGTGCTATCTTTGGTGGTGGTACTGCCGCACTAAGAGGTGGCGATATAGTTAAAGGCGCATTGCTTGGCGGTGCGGGTGGTGCTTTAGGTGACTATCTAAATACGGCTTCTGGTGCAGTTTTAGGCGATGCTAGTGATATTGCTATGACAATGGCTGACGCTGGTTCTTCATTAGCGGAAATTGAAACTGCGTTAACAAATAGTGGATTTAGTGCAAATGTTGTAGCAGAGTCTTTAAAAGATGCGGCTAACGTATTAGCACCCAAAGCTATAAATATTCCATCTACTGTTTCTGGATTGACAGATGCAGTAAATGTTGTTGGTCAATCTGTTACCCCATCATTAAGTAGTGTTTTAAGCACCATTGCTGCTACTGCGCCTGTTGCAGTATCAACACCAGTTACTGATGGTGGTACAGTTAAAGTTACAGCACCATCTAATGTATCGTTAAACAATGTTTTAAGTACCATTGCTTCTACAATACCAGACGCAGGAACTGTTAACGTAGAAACACCTAGACAAGCTGAACAAAGAGTTATAGATTTAGTTAACAGTCAGATTGCATCTAATGTAACTACACCTAGCAATCTTGCTAATGTTCAAGTAAACGCACCAAAAACAACAACAACACAAGACGTAATTAACGCAATTGCTGCTACATTACCTGTTGGAATAAATACACCAGTAAGTACAAAGACAACACCTGAGATAGCTACACAAACAATTACTGCTAAAACACCGCCCAAAATTGGTGATGCTTTGGCGGCAATTACAACAATTCCATCTACGTTAACTCCAACTGCTGTAACTCCAACAAGTACAACTACTACGCCAACTAAAGAGACAGACCCTTTAAAGGTTGCTCAATTAGCATTGGCTGCCGCTGGTTTGCTTGGCGCAGGTAGTGCTTTGTCTAGTTCTGGAACACCAACAGGCTTTGACATTGTTCCTATTCCTGAGACTTTCTTAACACCTAAAGCACCTACTGTTGCACCATTTACACCTTTGCCTCCGATTAACTTTGGAGATAGAAACTTGTTAATTGGTACTCAATGGGAGAAGTTCCTAGACCCTAACTATGGCAAAGTACCAGCACCTGTCCAATACTCACAGCCCTCAAGCCTGAGTTACAACGATTTGATGGGAATCTTGGGTAGCAGACAAGGTATGCCTCCTGCAAGCAGTCTAAGTATTAACGACATTATTTCTGGAATACAAAACCAATATGGACAAGCACCTGCTCGCACAATGGGCTAAAAACCTACTAAATGATGACTTTTTCAAAGAAGTATTAAATAATTTGAAAAATCAACAGATTAGTGTGATAATTAACACAAGTGCAGAAGAATCTGATAGGCGTGAAGACGCTTACAGGCACATTAAGTCTATTGAACTGATTACAGGACACCTAGAAGGCTTAGCCTCGGAAACTGTGATTAGGGATAAAAAGTGGAAGATTCTGTAGGGGAAACTCTACCCTCCGTCCAGAAGGTTTCTGGCGATTATTGAGATGACAAATGGAAAACACCAACCCTAATGGGAGTGAAAGCCTAGATGTAAACCAAGCCGCTTCAGCGTTTGAAAGCATGATGGGTGATTCTGAGGAAGCTGACAACAGCCAAGCCGAAGGTCAACCAGAGGAAATTCAAGAGACTGATGAAGTTGAATACGATGATGAACCAAAGCCTAGATATAAAGTCAAGGCATCTGGTGAGGAAGTTGAGGTAGAACTTGACGAACTTATCAAGGGTTATCAACAAGGTACGGACTACACAAAGAAGTCTCAGGCTCTAGCTGAACAACGTAAAGCAATTGAAGCTGAACGTAGTCACTTAGAGTATGTTAAACAAGAGCGACAGGCATACGCCCAGAAGTTGCAAGCGTTGGATAGCTTCCTTACGCAGCAACATCAGGGTGTGGACTTAGAAGTTTTAAAGGAAACAGACCCTATCGGTTATGCGGTAGCGGTAGCTGAACAGAGCCAACGTGAGAAGCAGTTAGCAGTAGTCAGGAATGAACAGCAACGCATTGCCCAACAGCAACAAGCAGAGCAACAATCCCAACTGCAAAACCATCTCCGCCAAGAATCTGAGAAGCTAGTTAGTCTGATTCCTGAGTTAGCTACACCACAGGGTGATGCGGTACGGAAACAAATCCGTGACTATGCGAAGTCTGTAGGTTGGTCTGACCAAGAACTCAGTTCCGTGTATGACAGTCGTGCTGTGCATACCTTGTATAAGGCGATGAAGTATGAGCAACTTCAAAAGAGCAAACCTGAGTTAAATAAAAAACTCGTGGCTGCCCCTAAGATGATGCGTAGTGGTACTTCTGCACCTCCTGCAAGGTCTGCACAAGATAAACAGGTTATGCAGAGGTTGCGTGAGACAGGAAAAGTCTCAGACGCAGCTAAAGCATTTGAACGATTCTTTTAAATTTTGGAGTAATTTATGGCTACCTATCAAACATACACCGCTATTGGTCAGCGTGAAGACCTTACAGATGTTATTTATAACATCTCACCAACCGACACGCCCATGATGAGTTCCATCGGCAAAACTAAAGCAACTGCTGTTTACCATGAGTGGCAGACTGACTCACTTGCGAGTGCTGCTTTAAATGTGGCAGTCGAAGGTGCAACGGCATCTGACATTACTATTTCTCCTACGACTCGTGTGGGAAATCGTTGCCAGATTTCACAGAAGACAATCAAGATTTCTAACACCTTGCAAGCTGTAGATAAAGCTGGTCGTAAGTCTGAAAAGGCTTATAACTTGGCTAAATCATCTGCTGAAATCAAGCGTGATATGGAATTGACATTGCTCAGCAACCAAGTTGCTACTAATGGTAACTCCTCTACTGCTCGTGCTTTGGGTGGTTTGCAAGCATGGTTGGCTACTAGCTATTCTGGTGGTACTTCTGGCGTTGCTGGCGCATCTGGCACTACTGCTCGTACTAATGGTACTAACCGCACTTTCACAGAAGCAATCTTGCAATCTGTTGTTAAGAGCGTTTATACCGCAGGTGGCAATCCTAAAATCTTGATGGTTACACCTGCTCACAAGCAAGTAGTCTCAGGCTTTGCTGGTATTGCTGCACAGCGTTACATGGCCCCAACAAATGCGCCTACGACTATCATCGGGGCGGCAGATGTTTATTTGTCAGATTTCGGTACTCTGAGCGTGGTTCCCTCGAGGTTCATGAACAGCACTAACTCTGCTGACGATGTTGCGTTCTTGCTTGACCCTGACATGGCTGCTGTAGCTTATCTGCGTCCCTTTACAACCAATGAGTTGGCTGTTACTGGTGACAACGAATCTACACAACTGTTGGCTGAGTTCACATTGGAAGTTCGTAACGAAGCTGCACACGGCATTATTGCTGACTTGACCTAATAGTTAGGTGACTCTCAAAATGCCTCAGACTAATCCTCTGGGGCATTTCTTTTTCTAGCAAAACTGATAGAATTAGTGTATGCAAAACCCTGTTAAATTTAGAGATTCTGTAGTCCATTCTGATGGAGATGGCGGGATTGTCATTGAAACTCGTCAGGATGTAACTGGCATCATTGAGCAGAACAAAAAGGAATATAACTCCTTTGATGAACGTGCTAAGTGGTCAGATGAGTTGTTTGGCAATAAGATAGCCTCAATTCCAATGACTGTGATTGATGAACTAAATAAGCAAGGAATTATGCGTGGCTTTGCTGTGCTTGATGACAAGCGTTTTAAAGCATGGCTAAACGAACGCAATAACAGAGTTTTTAGAACTCGGACAGGAGTTGTATGAGTTTTGCTACCTACTCTGATTTACAGACTTCAATAGCCAATTATTTGGCTAGGTCTGACCTGACAAGCATAATTCCAGACTTCATTACTTTGGCTGAGAATCGTTTGCGTAGAGAACTGCGTATTCGTCAAATGTTAAAGTCTGTAACGACTGCAACTGTTAAGGATGACTCAACTGTTGAGTTGCCTAGTGACTTCTTACAAGTGCGTGATTTTGTGGTGATGACAAACCCAATAACTCCACTAAGTTACTCCAGCCCTTCAGCTTTGTCTAATGACCCCAAAGCATTGTGGGTAGGTGTTCCTAGGTCTTACACAATCTTGGCAAGCGAGTTTCAGTTATCTCCTATTCCTGATGCAGTCTATACAGTAAAAATGTTGTACTTTGCTGCGCCAGCATATTTGTCTGCAAGTAATACAACAAACGTATTTTTAACTTCTGCACCTGATGGTTTGTTATATGGCGCATTAGTTGAAGCAGAGCCGTATCTAATGAACGATGCTCGAATCAATACATGGGGTTCTATGTACGACAGAGCAATTTCTTCTCTCACCAAGTCTGACGAAGAAGGTCAATACTCTGGTGTACCCCTGTCAATTAAATTAACTTCAAGGTGAAATCATGGCTGAAATGAGCAACTATCTTGAGAACGCTTTAATTAACGTAACTCTACGAGCAACAAGCTACACAGCACCAACAACTGTGTATTTAGCTTTATACACAACTGACCCAACAGATGCGGATACTGGAACTGAGTGTTCTGGCACTAATTATGTTCGTCAGGCTGTTACTTTTGGTGCGCCTTCTAATGGTGTTTCAACAAACTCTGCTGTGATAGATTTTCCTCAAGCTGGTAGCGCATGGGGAACAATCACACACATTGGAATCCGTGATGCTTTGACAGTAGGTAATTTGTTGTATCACACACCACTAGACGCTTCTAAGACCATTGCATCTGGTGATGTGTTCCGAGTTGCCTCTGCTTCATTGAGCGTTACTTTGGCGTGAGTGATTTACTACCTCCGTGGACAATTGACTCGCTAGACAATTTAAAGTCTAGCATTGATGACTTAACACTCACACTCGATAGTCCACTCTACACAACCTCGGTAACCCTATGGGATGCCTATGGGTCTGTGTCTGCGTCTGCAAGCGTTACGGCTGATGGAACAAGGATTCAGAGTGGTGTGGGGGTAATAAATGCAACAGCGACAGTTGTGGCGGATGGCACAAGAATACAAGGCGCAAGTGCAAGCATTACTTGTTCTGCTAGTTGTGTGGTTGATGCAACTAGAATTCAGTTTGCCTCTGGTTCTATTGATGCCAATGCTACTGTAACTGCTAACGCAATACGAATTCAGTTAGATAGTGGCAGTATTACAGTTAACGCTGATGTAACTGCAATAGGCATTTTGATTCAATCAGGAGTTGCATCAGTAACAGGAACTGCAACTATTGTTGCTAAAGGGGTTATTCTTGGGGATAATTGGACACCAGTTCCTCAAGACGCAAACACATGGACACCAGTTGCGAGTGACACAAATACTTGGACACCTATCAATGGTGACACAAATACTTGGTCACTTGTGTCTGCAAACAGCAACACATGGGCTATACAGGCGCAAGGAAATAACACATGGCTACGACAAAACTAACTTTTGGTGAGTGGATGCCTGACCAACCTAGCGTATCAGGTGCTTTGACTGATGCTAAGAACGTGGTTTCTCAAGCTATCGGTTATGGCCCATTTCCTACGCCTGTGACATTCTCCACAAGCGATGCGGCTGAGAACTTAACTTCCCTTTATGCTGCCAAGCAACCCAATGGCGATACTGCTTTGTTTGCGGCTGGAACTACCAAGATTTATACAGTAACTGGTGTTGGTGCTATTACGCAAGTTAAAACAGGCATGACAACAGGAACTAATGATAGGGTTCGTTTTACTCAGTTTGGCAAGACTGTAATTACTGCTAACAATGCTGAGAAGCTCCAAGCATGGACATTAGGAACTTCTACATCGTTTGCTGACTTATCTGCTACTGCTCCTATTGCTAAGTACATTACAGTAGTTCGTGATTTTGTCGTGGTTGGAAATACGCTAGAAACGACACAACAGCAATATCGTGTACGCTGGTCAGCATTAAACGATGAGACAGATTGGACTGAGAATGTAAATACACAGTCTGATTATCAGGACATTCCTGATGGTGGACAGATTGTAGGAATCCGTGGTGGTGAGTTTGGGCTTATCTTTTTAGAGCGAGCCATTCACCGAATGAGTTATGTAGGTACTCCGTTCATTTTCCAGTTTGACAATATCTCTCGTGGTAAGGGATGTATGGTAGCTGGCTCTCTTGCTCAGTACCAAGGCATCACATTCTTTCTATCTGATGATGGTTTCTATATGTGTGATGGACAAAATGTCACACCTATAGGCGCAGAAAAGGTAGATAGATTCTTCTTAGCAGATGCGTCTGATTCAGACTACGGAACAATGTCAACGGCTGTTGACCCTATCCGTAAACTTGTAATATGGAATTACAAATCTGTTAATGGAACTCGTAATCTGTTAATTTATAACTTTAAGACACAAAGATGGACTTATGGTGATGCAGGTACAGACTACCTAGCAGAAGCCTCTACATCGTCTGTAACGCTTGAACAGTTGGATAGTATTTCTGCTTCTATTGATGCTTTGACTACATCCTTAGACTCTAGGCTATATATCGGTGGTAAGTATTTCTTAGGTGGAACTTACGGCACTCGTGTAATGACTTACACAGGAGCTAGTCAAACAGCCGTAATTTCTACTGGTGATTTGGACATTGGTGCTAACTCAGTAGTAACCCTAGCTAGACCTATTGTTGACAATGGCTCTGCAACTGTGGCTATTGCTTCTCGTACATTGCTAAACCAAGGTGTTAGTTTTAATACTGCGGTGGCGGCTAGTACAGAAAATAGGGTATCGCTTAGAAGCGCAGGTAGGTATCACAGACTAAAAGTGACCCCTACAGGTGCTAACTGGAATAACGCTATCTCTGTGGATGTGGATGTAACTCCACAAGGGGTTCGCTGATGTTTAGAAGCCTACCTGCTTTTGGTGGTGACCAGAGGGTTGTGGCTGAAGTCGTCCGTAATATCATGGACGGAAAGACCAATAACACAGGCTCAATTACTTTAGCTGTTGGCGGTGCTACGACTACCACTTTGACAGACAGAAGGATTGGTCCAGACAGCGTGATTGTATTTGTACCTGCTTCTGCCTTGGCTAATGCTGATTCTGCAAGAATTTACGCTAGTTCACAGGGTCAAGGAACGGCTACTGTAAACCATGTGGCTAATATCTCTGCAAATAAAACGTATAGATATGCAGTTATTGGTTGATTTTGATTATTTATGTATAATGTATTCCGTGGATGACCCATCTCGGAATCCGAAACTCTAGGAGTAAAGATGGCTACTACCACTACGTCACAAATTGACCCAACAATCCAACCATATTTAGGTTATGGGTTGCAACAGGCTCAACGTCTGTATCAGGGCGGTGGCCCACAGTATTATGGTGGCCCTACCTTTGTTAGCCCTACGACAACCACTCAAACAGGATTACAGGCTTTAGAGGCTCGTGCTTCTTTAGGTAACCCATTATTGCAGTCTGCACAGAATCAGTTGCAGAATACAGTTTCTGGTGGTTTCTTGGGTGGTAATCCATTCTTTCAAGGTGCGTTTCAACCTGCTGCACAAGCGGCAGAGACTCAGTTTAAAACAACTTTAGGTGATATTGCATCTAAGTCTAGCCTAGCAGGGCGTTATGGCTCTGGTGCTATGGGTTCTTTGCAAGACAGGGCTACTGGTGCATTTGGTCAACAGTTGGCTAATACTGCTGGACAGTTGGCTTACCAGAACTATGCTGATGAGAGAGCAAGACAGCAAGCGGCTACGATGGCTGCGCCTCAGATGGCTGCTGCTGATTACCAAGACATTCAAAATATGTTGCAAGCTGGTCAAATCCGTGAGGGTTACCAAGGTCAGCAAATGCAAGGTGACATTGCTAAGTTTAACTTCTTGCAAAACCAACCACAACAGAACTTACAGAACTACCTATCGTTGGTATATGGCAATCCATTAGGACGAGTTGCAAGCCAAACAACTAGTGGTTCTGCTGACACATCTGCATTGCAAAATGCTTTGGGATTGGCTGCTGTTGGTGGTGGCTTGTATAAGAACTTAGGTCAACCTGATTTAAGTTACATAAACCCATTTAGTTCAAGTTTCCTCGGTGGTAACTTTGGTAATGCTAATGCAAATGCGGTTCTTAATCCTTACTTTAATGTAGGTTAAATATGGCTGGACTATTAGACATTTTTGGAACTAGCGGTGCAGACACAATGGGTCTGCTCGGTATGTCACCTGCTGACATTGCTCGTAATCGTGAAGACGCACAAGCACAAGCCTTGTATGCCCTAGCAGGGCGTTTATTCCAAGGTGGTAATACTGGACAATCAATTGCTGAAGGTTTGCAACTTGGTCAGAAAGCCTATAAAGGCGGTATGAACGAGGCTATGCAAACACAATTGCAAAACTACCAACTGCAAGAATTGTTAAAGAAGCGTCAATTAGAGCAACAAGCATTGATGCGCCAGCAAGGTATTGAGAGCGAAATTACCAAAGCATATCGTCCTCAGACGTTTGCTGAGACACCAGTAACAAACTTGATGGGTCAAGAGATTGCAGGGCCAAATCAACCACAGGAAGCAGGTCTTGGTTTGGCTGCACTTGCGCCTAAGTTAATGGGTAGCCCAGAGGGTCGTAAAGCACTAAATGAATTGCTTACGTCTAACAAAATGATGATGGGTGAGCCTACAAAACTTGGTAAGAATGAGCAACTTGTCAGGATAAACCCAATAACTCAAGCAGTTGAAGTTGTTGCTGGTGGTCAGAAACCTGCACAAATTGCAGAAAATCCATTTGATATTTTTTCTAATGACCCAAATGTACCTCCTGCTTTGAGGGCAACTGCACAAAGATATAGCAAGAGCTATGCAACTGGTGCTATTGACGATGAAACTGCTGACAAGCGTTTTGCAGAATTGTCAAATAGGATTCAATCGTCTGAGCAATTTAAATTAGCACAAGCGCAAACCAAAGCAATATCAGAAGGAAGCCAAGCAACAAGCAGAATGTTGGCTGAATTTAATATTAGTCAGAAACAAGAAAAAGCACAAGAAAAAGCTGATACCAAAACTCAAGCTAAACAGCAACTTTCTGATATTGTTGGTCAACTAAAAACAAGTTATGACACACTTCTTGAAGGTGGTGGAATTACAAGTACAGGTGCTGGCGGTCGTGAAAATCTTGGTGCAAAGATGGGTACTTCACCAGTTGGTCAGTTTATGGGTAGTGCGCTTGGAACTAAAAACCAAGAACAACGTCAAGTAATTGAACAAACTAGACCTTTGTTGTTGAACTTAATTAAAGAAGCAACAGGAATGTCTGCGTCACAAATGAATTCAAATGCTGAAATGCAAATGTATTTAAAGGCTGCTACAGACCCCAAACTTAGCTATGAGGCTAACGTAACTGCTTTGCAAAACTTAGACAAAACATTTGGTCTTGGCCTTTTGAAGGATATTACTCCTCCTAAAAAGAAGCAACAAGCAACATCTAGTGGATGGTAAACATGGCTGATATTACAGTAACCTTTAATGATGGTACTTCTCATGTTTATCGTGATGCGCCAGAAAGCCTTACTAAAGACGATGTGATTGCTCGTGTTACCAGAGACTTTTCTGGCAAACAGATTACTGGTCTTGATAGAGTTGCTGGTGGACAAAAGTTATCTGGTGAAGAAGTTTTAACAGGTGCTGTTACAAACTTTCCTAGTTCTGTTGGCTCAATGCTTGGAGATATTTATCAAGCAGTTACAAGCCCTATTCAAACAACTAAGGCTGTTTTAGACCTTGGTGCTGGCATACTGCAAAACGCATTGCCTGAGCGACTTGTTAAAGCTGTAGGTGAAGACAAAGCAAGCCGTGACTTAGCTTCTAAAGTTGGTCAACACTATGTAGAGCGTTATGGTAGCGTAGAAGGTGCTAAACGAGCATTGGCAACTGACCCTGCTGGTGTTATGGCAGACCTATCTACTGTCCTTACAGGAGGTGCTATGTTGCCTACTAGGGCAGCACCTGCATTGGCTACTGCTGCTCGTGCTATTGACCCTTTAATGTTGTCTGCTCGTGCTATTGGAAAAACTGCTGATGTTACTGGTTCTATTGCCAAGCCTTTATTGGGTTTGCAAACAGGGGCAGGAACACAAGCTATTGAGCAGGCTTATAAGTCAGGTAGAACTGGTGGTGATATTTCTGAAATGTTTAAAGCAAATATGCGTGGAGAGATTCCACAAGTTGAAGTTTTAGATGCCGTTAAAGAAAACTTAGTTGCATTAGGTCAACAACGTCAAAATGCTTATCGCACAGAGATGGCTAATATTAGCAAAGACAAGTCTGTTTTATCTTTTGATGGTATTGATAATGCTGTCAAAAATGCAATGAACAAGGTTTCTTACAAAGGACAAATTGTTAATGAAAAAGCATTTGACAAAGTAGTCAAAGCTAAAGCTGAAGTTGACGCTTGGAAGCAACTAGACCCTGCTGAGTTTCACACTCCAGAAGGTCTCGATAAGCTAAAGCAACAAGTTGGTGCAATTCTTGAGGACATTCCTTTTGAGCAAAGAACATCCTTAACAGTAGTAAATGATGTTTATAACGGAATTAAAAACGAGATTAAAAAACAAGCACCTACATACGCTAAGACAATGCAATCGTATTCTGAGGCTACAGATTTAATCCGTGAAATCGAAAGAACATTGTCGCAAGGTAAAAACGCCTCTGTAGATACGCAGATGCGTAAATTACAGTCAATCATGCGTAATAATGTAAATACAAATTACGGACAACGTTTAAACTTAGCTCAACAATTAGAGCAAGCTGGTGGAAAACCAATTCTTCCTGCATTAGCTGGTCAAGCACTTAACACATATACTCCTCGTGGATTGCAAGGTGCTTCATCTATTCCAACATCTTTGCTTGCTGGTAGCTTGTTTGGTAATGTTGCTGTTCCTTTATCATTGGCTACATCATCTCCTCGTTTGATGGGTGAAGCTGCTTATGGCGCAGGTCGTGTCGCTAAAGGTCTTCTTGACGTACAGAATAGGATGCCAAACATAGACTATCCAACAATGTTCAATTTGTTGTATCAGGCTGAAAAGCCAATGAAATTAGATTTAACTGGAATGGCTAACCCCGAATAAGGACTGATATGGCAAAGACAAAGATTAGTGAATTTAGCGCAACCCCTGCTAATAACACAGACATTGACTCGATTAACATCGCAGAGGGCTGTGCGCCATCTGGTATTAACGATGCTATTCGTGAGTTGATGGCTCAGTTAAAGGACTTTCAGACAGGTGCTGTTGGTGACTCGTTTAACGGCCCTGTAGGTACATCTACGGCTGCTGCTGGTGCATTTACCACTCTGTCAGCATCTAGCACTGCTACGCTGTCTGGTTTAACTGCCTCTACTGCTTTGGCATTAGATGCTAGTAAGAACGTAGTCTCTGTAACCAATACAGGAACTGGTAGCAATGTGTTGGCTACCTCTCCTACTCTAGTAACTCCTGCTCTAGGCACTCCATCT